GCGCTCGGGCTGGCGGGGTTTGTCGGCGGTATCGATGCCGATGTGGATTTTGCCGTCGCGGATTTGTTCCAGCGTTTTGAGCGTGGCTTGGTATGCCGTTTCCAAAGTTTTCGGGAAATCGGCGCGGTTAATCCGCCGCGCGTGCAAAAAATGACGTGCGATGTTGATGCACAAGGGCGGCAGAATGGTCGGCACACTCGCCAGCGGCAGCGGATAACGCCCGCTCAAATAGCCGTCTGCCAAATCGCAGGCGTAAGCAATGGCGGTTTGCACCACATCATCGTTCGGTTCGGTGGCGCGCGGGTCGTCATTGGTCAGCTGCGTCAGCTCGGCTTTGCTCATGGCGCGGGCTAAATCATCGGCGTTGATATACATGGCGGCTTACTCGGCTTTGTCGCCCTTGCCGCGCTTGGCTTTTTCAGGCTGCGGCGCAGGGTCGCTGTCTGCATTTGCCGCCGCTTCGTTTTCAGGCTGCGGTTCGGGTGTGATTTCGTTTTCAGGCTGCCCGTCTGCTGCCGTTTTGCTTTCAGGCTGCGTTTCAGGCTGCATCAGCTCGGGCGTGCCAACAGGCGTAACGTGCGCGGCAACCTGCTCATACTGCGCGTCGCTCAACTCCGCCACTTCGCCGCGCTCTACGCGGTAATCCGTGCCGTCATCGGCGGTTAAAATCAGCGGGGTGTTAGCAAGATAGAATTTCGTCATGGCTTACCCTTTCAGCAGCACAGCGATGATTTCGCCCGCCGCAGCGGCAGCGGTTACGGCATAGCCTGCGGCTTGGGTCTCGCTCGCCACCGCGCAGCCGTTGGCATCGGATGCCACTTTTGCGCCTACGGCAACCGCGCCGCCTGCTTCCACCAGCGCAATGCCGATGCAATCCACCGCCACCGTGTCGCCCGCTTCGGCATCGCGCGGCGATACGCCCAGCACAGGCGCAGCGGCTTTGGCTTGCTTGCCGTCAAAGCCGATAAAGCGATTCGCCACAATCGGCGCAGCGGCTTGGGTGGTGGTTACCAGCACGATTTTTTTAGTTGGATTCATCGGAAGCCTCACTTTCTGCAAATAGGGTTTTCAGGTGGAAGCCTTGCAGCTCCCATAATTTGGCAAACGCGTCTTTGTAGGCGGTATCACGCCCAATAGCTTCATCAAAATCGGCGGGGTTCAGGCAGCCTGAAACACCAATCACCACAAAGCCATTATTCAAAATCAACGCGCACACGGTGGCGGTTGCGCCAAAGCGTTGATACTCCGCGCGTTCAATCAAAGCGGCTAATTGATAGCCTTCTAGCTTTTTCATACTTACTCCTTTTCAGGCTGCCCAAACCATTCAGGCAGCCTGAAATCCATTAAACAGCCTTGTCAAACAAAAACCCGCACGCGCCGCCGACAGCGGCTACTTTGCGAATATCGGTATAGCGGGCGTATTCCACCTTGCCGCCGTTTTGCTCAAAGCGGTCAACCACGGGCATACCCTTGCGGCGGAAGGTGTAGCCAAAGGCAGGCTCACCTTCGTCGTTGCCTGTGCTGTGCACGGTTGGGCGCACAATCAGCGCGGCAAACTTGCCCCACACGTCATGGGTTTGCTTGTTTGGCGCGGCAGCAGAAACCGCGTTGCCAATCACCACTTCATCTACTTCAAACAAGATTTTCAGCAAATCCAGCGTAATCAGTTTGCGCTCACCGCTGCCGAGCAGGGCTTGCAGCGCAGGGTGGTACGACAACGCGTGTGCCACGCTTGCGCCCAGCACCAGCACATTCGGCTTCACGCCACACGCCGCGCGGACGGTTTCTTTCGCGTCCGCCACATCTTTCACGGGGTTGGCGTTGGCATCGCTCCATTGGGTTGCGGCGGACAAATCCTTGTAATGCCCGCTCTCGTAAGACTGCTTGGCTTGCAGCAGCGCGGCGGCTTCCAATTCCTGCCGCAGCTGCACGCCCATCACCGCGCGGCGCGTGGCTTTGGTTTGCTCATCAAACAGGCTTTCGGCGCGCTCGCGGTAGTCCACGCCCACCATCAAATCGTGCTCTTCCAGCACAATCGGCAAATAATGCGGCGTATCCAGCGTAATCACATTGCTGGCTGCGCCCACCGCGCGTTCGGTTTCGTATTCCACAAACGAGCCTTTGCCAAACTTAGGCACTTTCACGCCTTCTTTATCGGTAAACACCACAGGGAACAGCTTTTCGCCGATAAACTCGGCTTGCTTGTAGCCCAGCGCAAGGTTGGTTAAAACGGGGTCAATCTGCCCGCGCAGATTGCGTAAATGGGAAGTGCTCATTGGTTTTCCTTTATGCAGGGGTTATTGAACGGTGCGGCGTGCCGCTTCTTCGTAGGAGATGTTTTCGCGTTTCGCCAAAGCTAGGGCGCGTTCGTGGTGCGATTGCGCGGCAGGGTCGGCGTATTCGCCAAAGTCGCTGCTGCCTGCAAGCGACGGGTTGGCTTTATCGGCGGTGGCGATTTCGCCCGCTGCCAAAATCGGCTTACCGCCGCGCAAAAAATCTTTCAGCGCGTCCGATAGCTTTTTGCCTTCGCCAAAATCGGCAGGCGCAGCTTCGGGGTAATCAGCAAAATCCAGCACGGCAACGATTAACTCTTTGTCGGCAGGTTTCAGGCTGCCTGCTTTAATCAAGCCTTCGGCAAAATCGGCATTTTGCTGGTGGGCGGCATCGCGCAGGGCTTTGTCTTGTTCGGCTTGCAGTTTCGCCAGCTCGTCGCGGGCTTGGCGGGCGTCCGCTTCGGCTTTTTCTCGCGCGGCGCGTTCGGCTGCCAGTTGTTGTTCGGCATTCATGGTGTCGTCCTTATCAGGGGTTTCGGAAAAATTGTTCAGTTCGGGTTCAGGCTCGGGCATGGGCGGCGGTGCAACGGCTTCAATCTGCCAGTCGGGCAGCACGCGGTCGGCGGCTTCGATGCCGTCTTTGCCAATCAGCCACTCGCGCAAATTGCGCAGCATCCGCGCCAGCAGCCAGTCGCTCTCGCCAAAAGAAACCACGCCGTCTTCATCATCGGCAAAATCAATCGCCGCTAACCCTTTCACAGCGGGCGGGTGTGCGCCCAAAAATCCCACATGGCGTAAATACCAATTTTCAGGCTGCGGGTTGCTCGGGTGGTTCGGCGGATAGAAGCTGGCGGAAACTTTTTTGTAGCGTCCTTTTTTAACCAGTTCGGCAAAGTCATCATCCACCTGCGCGAAGTCGGCAAACAAGGTGCCGTTTTCAGCTTTCAGGCTGCCTACCCAGCCATAGGCGGGGGCGTTGGTGCTGGGATGCCCGACCACAATCGGGGCTTCGTGCTTTTCGGGGGAATAATGGCTGGCAATCGCGGCAACCTGCTCGGGGGTAATCGTTATCGTGCGCCCGCTGTTGTCCGTGCGAGTGCCAGCGCGGAAGATTTCATAGCGCATGGCTCTGTCTCAAAATGGGTTGGGCGGATTATGCGGATGGGCAGCCTGAAAAACTTTTAACGCGCATTAAAAAAAGCAGCCTGAAAACGGCTGCGGGCAGAAATCGCGCTCTGTTGCGTTTTAAGCGCGTTTAAGGCGCGGAATAGGCAAACGTTCGTTTGAGTGGCGCATCGCGCTGCTGGGGTGGTCTGTTTTGGTCTAATCGCTATTTTTGCTTTAACGGCGGATTGCGGAGCGAAAAAAATCGGCGCGTGGGGAAAACGCGCCGTGTGGGTTTGGGGAAACGGGGGAATGCTTACTCATCAAAAATGCTCCTTTGCCGAGCCTGCGCATCGGCAGCGCGGGCGCGTTTGATGATTTGATAAATCTGTTGGGTGGCAAGGTTGTACTTTTTCGCCAGCTGCTGGTGGTTTCTGCCGTCAAACTCTGCCCAAATCTGTTTGTCGCGCTCGTCCAGCTCGCCGCCTGTGTTTTTGGGGAAATAGATAATCTGCCCGCGCCAGTTGTCGGTGAGATAGCGAGCGAGCTTTTTGCTGATTTGCACGGCGGTCGGGCGGTTGATGTGCGGCACGCTTGCCAGCAGGCAGGCGGTGGCTTGGTCTTCCAAATCAGCAATCAGCTCGGGAATGCGGCTGTCTGCCATGCGAGTCCTTTCACTTTTGAAACGTTGTTACAAAAATCACAATAATATCAATATTATAAAACAACAAAGGCAGCCTGAAAAGCTGCCCCAAAAACCTTATGTCGCACGGTCTCGCCATTTTTTTAACCGCTCAATAATATCGCGCATGGCATCGGTGTCTTTATCCCACCCTTCGCCGCCGTGCTTTTTGCAAAAAGCAAACATCGCGCTTTCCGCCGCAATCCGCACCGCGCCCGCTTCGTGTAATTCCAGCCACAGCGAGCGGATTTTTTTCTGCTGGTTGGGCAAATTTCTGTATCGCTCGCGCCCATCGGGCGTTTTAACTGTTGCCACAAAGCCCTGCGCTTTCATGTGGCGCAGCACGGTTTCCAGTTGCTCTGCGGTCAAATCCTTGCTGCTGGTTTTGCCGCGCGACACATTCGCCAGCAGGGCGCGGTAGTCGTTGTCGCTCATGCCCACCTGCTGCTTGGCGATGTGGATTAGGCGGATTAAGCGGGGTTTAATGGTGTTGTTGCTCATCGTTCGCTCCTAAAAAGGCAGCCTGAAAAGCGGGAATGCGTTTCGGGCTGCCTCTGGTTTATTTAACTGCGTCTTTCAACGCCTTGCCCGCGCTGAATTTCGGCGCACGGCTCGCAGGTATCAGCAATTCCTCGCCTGTTCGCGGGTTGCGCCCTTTGCGCTCGGCGCGTTGGCTTACTTTAAACGTGCCAAAGCCAATAATGGCAACTTCCTCGCCGCGCAACAGCGTATCAATCACGGTCGCACAGAGTGCGTCCAGCGCATCCCCCGCTTCGGCTTGCGACAGCTCGGCACGGTCGGCGATTTGTTTAATCAGTTCGGATTTATTCATGGTGGTTCTCCTGTTTACAAGGGGTTAAAAAAGGGCGGATTTGCCGCTCCGCTGGGGCGGGTTTAGAATTAAGCTGAAAATTTTTAATTTTTTTCAATCTTGCTAAATTTTTCTAAAAATTCATGTAGAGGGCGCACCCATATTGCGCCGTCTTCACCCATATACACCGCCTGCTGGCTTTGGTCTTTTTCAGAAAGCGCAATATGCAGCAATGTGTATTCACCGCCTTTAACCTTATGAATGTGGCTAGGATGGTGGCTGTTGATAATGCTGCTGATTAAGCCCCATTGCTGCGGCGATACTGTTGTGTTTACTTCCGAGTGCATAGTTGGTGCTTTTAACTTCATCTGTAATTCAGCAGCACGTTCTGTTGATTTAATCATGGCTACACCCCCGCAAAATCCAACACCACTTGCTCATACTTCCCTGTCTCTTCATTGCGTTGGTAGTAGCGGATATACTCGCGCGTGGCTTGCGTGTGCAGGCTATCGGCAATCGCTTGCATGGCGCGTTTCCACTTATCATCGTCAATTTCCAGCTTGCGAAGTTCCAACACCTTGCGCACATTGATTTTGCCTTCCTTGCTCACATCAAACGCTTGCAGCACAAAGGTTTTTAGCTCCGCGCGGCTATCCTGCGTCCACTCGTTCAGGCACTCGTCAATCAACGCCTTGGCAGCTTGCAACCGCTCATCAAAGTGCAGCACATCGGCTTGGGCGATGATAATGCGCTGTTTGCCGTCAAAACTGGTCAGCATGGTGTTGCCTTTTACGCTGCGTTTTGCGCCGTACTGCTCCACGCTCAAATCAATAAAGGCGTTGGCATCTGCCATTTGCTGCGCTTTAAGTTCCGCCATTTGCTCGCGCAGCGGCAGAATTTGGGCAAAGGCTTCGCGGATAAAATCATCGCGTGCCAAATCAATCGATTTCATATTGGCAATCGGCACAAGGTTGCCCCGTGCGTCTTGGCGGTATTGGTTTAAATCAAGGTCTTTCATGTTTTCTTTCTCTCCAAAAGTTGGTTCAAAATCTGTTGCAGCCGCTGCCGATTGGCTTCACGCTGCTCGGGGGAGATGGGCTGCTTATTCGGCAGCAGCGCAGCGGTTGGCGTGTTGCGCGGCGGTATCTGCTTAATCAGCTGCGCGGGCTGCGCCCATTTTTCCGCTTGGCGGATAAGCTGGCGAAAGGCTGTGGGCAAGCGTTCGCCGTCGGTTTCAGGCTGCCACGCCCATGTAATCGGCGTGAGGGCTTCTTCCCACACCGCCGCCAATGCGCTAATCGTGTCGGCGGGG